GGTCGTGGACGTTGACCTCGTCCATTGCAGTCTGTGCAAGGTCGACGCCGTAGATGCCACCTGACTCTGCTTCCTGTTGCTCTGCTCGTTGGAATGCGACATCCAGCTTGCGTGCGTTCCACATGATGCGATCCATCAGTGTCTGCATGTGACCCAGAACACCGAAGGTTGGGAACGGAGCTGACTCGCGGTCGCCGTTGCACTCGAATGCGGCTTTGGCGTAGGCCACGTCGATTGGAGTGTCAGCGTCAGTGAAGCCTGCGATGTAGTTGGACAGGTTGGTGGTGTAGGTGCCCGACTTGCCAGTGCAGAGCATTTGGAGAGCGCCGGGGATGAATGATTGAGTCATGTTCATGATGTGTATTCCTTACGTTGGTTGTTAGTACAGCTAATAAATGAATTCGAAGCAACAAGCTATGTAGTACTAAACGCTCGTGACTTCACTAAAAGTTATGGTCGGCTGCGAGGAACGAGTAGCCGGGGTGGTCGCGTTTTTCTCTTCCACGATCCATGCTTTGTTGCCATACAGCTCTTTGTGGACCATGAGATCCCACTTTGCCTCCTTCAGAGTGTCGCGTTTGGTGATGTGAAGGTCCTGATCGTGGACCCAATAAACGTGGTACATGGTTCATGCCTCCTCTGCCATGTCTTCAAGAAACGCTTCGTGGCATGACTGACACTGGTACAAGCCAGTACGCCAGCCGATGATGACCTCACGAAACCATGTGTCGGTGTCAGGCCAAACTTTCTGGACCAGTTCACCGGTTTGGTAGCGTTCGATTTCGTGCTCTGCGACAACGACATGGTTTTCTGTGCCGCAGTCATAACAAGTAGCGTTGAGTTGATATTGCTTAATCATGTGTCATGTCTCCTGATGCATGGTTCATGGACAAAAATGGTGCAAATCAGTAATACCCATACAGAAAGTACGGGAATGTGTGACAGAAATGGCCAATGTGTGACAGGTGTGTGACGGGTTGTGTGACAGGGGTTTTGAGGCTATTGCTAGCTATTACCATGTGTGACAGCTTTTAAGGGTTTTACTCATATAGAGAGAATTCAATTTTGTAAAAAACAAAAACGTGTCTATACGAACTTAAAATTGCCCAAACCCGTCACACATGTCACACATTTTGTGAAAGTGTATGTGTTTCAACGGGTTAGCGAAATGAAGGGGTGTCACACATGGTGTCACACACCCGTCACACATGTCACACACCCCACGCGGCACGGACGAGCGTCACGAGACACGAATCAGGGGGCCATGTTTCATGGGTCATGGTGCATGCATGGCACGCAGAGCCCTCCTGTCGGTCGGTAAAGGGGGACTATGCCCCCGGCTCTTGGTCAATGAATAGGAAGCCATCCATTTCTTCGATGCCGTCGAGCGACTCTGAGATGTCGAAGGCTGCGGCGGTGATACAGGCGAGCAATAGCTCACCCGGATTCTCCTTAGCGAAGGTCCATGCTTCACGGGCCATGAACTTTGCGTAGTCAATAGCAGGTTTGGTGTTACGAATCATGAGTCATGCTCCATGGTTGATGGTTCAGGGATGAAAGCTAGGAAGGCACTGCTCCAGAGTAAGACGAAGACTGTTTGTGAGCCGATGTCTGTGCCCCAGATCATGGTCCATGCACTGTGGAAGAAGAAGCCAAGGAAGATCCAGAGGCCGATAACACTACCGGTGAGTAGATGTTTCATGAGTCATGCTCCATGTTGAGATACCAAGGGACAGGGTTCTCTGCTTTTGGTAGGCAGATGTAAGCGTCAGGCATGGTGTCTTTGATGCAGATATAGTCGTCGGGGATAGTGCTAGGTTCAGCGACGGATTGAGTTGATGCGGCGTAAGTAATGCCAAGGCCGTAGATGGTTAGGAAGCCAATAGCTATTGCGATGAATGATTTCATGATGATCTCCAAAGAAGGTGGGGGACTAAGCCCCCGTTGGTTAGAAGGTGATTGCGCCAGCGATGAAGGCGGTGAGTAACTTGCCGGGGTTTTCCTTGACGGCGTTGATTACTCGGTCGGTGTCGTTCTTGAGTCCGATCTTGAACATGCGTGCGTAGGCTTCACGGCGTTGCTCGGGGGTAGCGTCTTGCTGGTCGAGGAAGTCGTTGAAGGCGTCGGCGTAGGCTTTTTGTTGCTTGAAGTATGAGTTCATGATGAGCTCCTTAGAACGGGATGTCGTTGTAGTAGTAGGGGCTGTCGTCCATTGGGTGCAGGTCGTAGTTGCCAGATGCGATCTCGATCTCGCGGCGGATGAAGGACTGAAGCGGGTCGTCGGTGTGCTGGTAACAGGCGATAAAGAACTCGATGTCGTCGTTGTACTCAGATGCGTAACCGTCGATAGGAAGTGCGTATTGCATGTTGTAACTCCAAGTAAGCGAGCGTCATTGCTCACAAACATGTATGGGCGGCGGGAGCGAAGCGAGCGTCGAAGGGGTTACTGACGGACAAGGTTCATGCGTAATGACTCGAAACAAGGTTCCAAGTCGGAAAAAGGGGGAAAGGGGCGCGTAACTATCCGGCAGGGAGACAGTGCGTCAGCGGTACAGAAATAAATTTTGCAAAAAATTTTTTTGCCCCTATCTTCGGGTAAAACCCCAGGGGAGCAGCGTTTGAATACGCAGCAGTGCACTGCTTGCAAAGCAGACGTACCACTAGATCAGTTTGAGCAGTACCCAAGCGGTAAGCGACGCAAGATTTGTGAACCATGCCGCATAAAACATAAATCACGAAGACGACACATGATCATGGACGGATCGCATGAAGCGTACTTGCGAAACCTGATTTCAAAGCTGAAGCACAGTAGACAGAAGACCCATGAGTGGTCACTTTCGCCGAAAGATCTCTTCGAGTTATGGGACGAGCAGAACGGGCGCTGCGCTGTGTCCGGCGTAACGCTGACTCATCACCTGGACGGCTCTGGCACTAAAGAGTTCAACGCGTCGATCGACCGAATAAACAACGATGAAGGTTATTCAAAAGTAAACGTGCGTCTTGTGGCTTACCGTATAAACATCATGCGACACACATTATCGACGGATATGTTTTGGTGGTGGGTCAAGACTATTCACGACTACGCTTGCGAGTAAATATTAGTACAGGTAATATGTATCTATGTCCGACTACACTGAAGCTTATGCGATTGATGGGCTTCTCGAAGCCTTGGTTGGAATCGGATTAAGAGAAAGCGGCCAAGAAGTACTTGTGTACGACGCCGCACGCGTTGAAGAACTATTAGAGAGCCGCGGTGCAGAGCTCTCGTTGTGGGCGTTCATACAGGAGCTTGATGTGGCTGGCCTGGGTGAACGCGCACCTATGTTTGTTTGGTTGGACGACGACTTACGGTATGAGATCAAAAGCGGAACTTCTGGAGGAAGGCATCGACTCCATTAAAGAGGATGTCGATCTAACACATACAGAGTTTCAAGCTCGGATGCCGTACATGGGCCTGGCCCATGGGACATTGACCGTCCAACAAGAAAAGCTCGTCATGCTAGTCGCATCAGGTATGTCGATCAGAGCTGCAGCGCGAGCTGTCGGCTACAAGTCCTATGACGCAGCCCTCAAAGCTGTGCGTCGCCCAGAGCTACAGAAGGCGCTGGGTTATTTCCGCGAGCAAGCGCGGGAAACAGTGAAGTTCACCATTGCTAACGCGCACGGCATGTACATGGAGGCTTACTCCGCGTCGGCCAATGCTACTGAAATGAAAAACACAACGGACTCGTTGGTCAAGCTGCACGGGTTGGTGCAGCAAGAGCCGCAGGCGCAGGTAAATGTGCAGATCAACGCAACGTCTAAGCAGCTAGAGCGCTTGTCGGATGAGGAGTTGATAAAGATCGCGGGTAAAGACGCCACATACCTGGAGCCGTCCGTTGAGTAATGAGGTGCTTAAAAGGGAGTGCGGGCACTGCAAAACACTCCAACCCGAGACCTTGTTCGCCAGTGATACAGCTGATGAGTGTGTCTATTGCCTAGCTGAAAGAAACGAAGCACTGCCAGCACCATCAGTGGCCCCCGAGGTAGAAGCTGCACTCGAAGAGAAAGAGGAGGAGCAAAGTCTTGAGCACAAAGCAAAAGCGGAGTTGGCGTTACGCATCCTTACGCGAAAGCGTCTTCTCCCGTTTGTTGAACGCTTTAACCCCGATTACCACGCTGGCTGGGTCCATAAAGACATCTGTCAGCGCTTGGAGCAGTTCAGCCGTGACGTGGCTGAAAAGAAAAGTCCGCGACTTATGCTCTTCATGCCACCGCGCCATGGAAAAAGTACCTTGGCGTCGGTGGCGTTCCCAGCTTGGCATCTGGGTCGCCATCCAGACCACGAATTTATATCTTGCTCGTATTCGGGTTCGCTTGCTATGGGCTTCAGTCGCAAGGTCCGTCAGCTCCTTCGTGAGCCGACGTATAAAACCGCTTTTCAGACCCGTCTGGACAAAGATTCTCAGAGCGCAGAGGCATGGCTTACTACTGGAGGTGGTGGGTACGTTGCTGCTGGTGTCGGTGGTGGTATCACTGGTAAAGGCGCACATGTCCTTGTCATCGACGATCCCGTAAAGAACCGTGAAGACGCTGAAAGCCAGAATAACCGCGACGCTAACTGGGACTGGTACACGTCTACTGCTTATACGCGTCTCGCTCCTGGCGGCGGCGTACTTGTCATTCTCACTCGCTGGCATGATGACGATTTGGCTGGGCGGCTACTCAAAGCAGGAGCAGAGGGCGGAGATGAGTGGACCGTCGTTAAGTACCCAGCCATTGCCGAAGAAGACGAAGAGTTCCGAACTAAGGGCGATGCTCTCCACGCAGAGCGGTATAACGTGGAGTCTCTGCAGCAAATCAAAAGAGCCGTTGGACCGAGAGATTGGTCGGCCCTCTATCAGCAGAATCCGGTCGCGGACGACGGCGACTACTTCTCGCGCCAGATGATCCAGTACTACGACCGTGAAGACCTCGACTACAACCAGATGCGGTACTACGCCGCGTGGGACTTGGCCATCGGCAAGCGGGATCGTAACGACTACTCCGTTGGCATGGTCATCGGGGTGGATGAGCGGGACTGTCTGTACGTCATTGACGTGGTGCGCGGGAAGTTCGACGGCTTTGAGCTGGTTGAGCAGATTCTAGATTTGTACGAAGCGTGGAAGCCCAGCATCGTCGGCATTGAGAAAGGTCACATCGAGATGGCGCTGGGGCCGTTTCTTGAGAAGCGCGTGAGAGAGCGCGGCTTATATGAGGCGTACTTTAAGGACCTGAAGACGGGTCGACGGGACAAGGAAGCCCGAGCCCGAGCCATCCAGGGACGCATGCAGCAGGGCATGGTGTTCTTCCCCAGGGATGAGGATTTTACAGGGCCGTTGGTCGCAGAGATGTTGCGTTTCCCCAACGGCGTTCACGATGACCAAGTCGACGCGCTTGCGTGGCTTGGTTTGATGATGTCTGAGTTTTCGACATACCAAGCACCAGTCATAAAGCCCCCTTCATGGCGAGATCGACTGGAACACATGGTCAGGCCGGAACGGGCCTCTAAATCAGCGATGAGTGCATAACATGGCTTACAAAAAGACACTGTCACGGATGACAGCAGCTGAGCAGCAAGAAGTCGCCTCCAAGCAATGGGATCGCTACATTCGCGCCCGAGATAACGGCCACCTCGAATATATTGAGATGGCAAAAAAGTGCGACGCGTTCTATCGCGGCGATCAGTGGGATCTTGATGATCTGCACGCGCTCGACAACGAGGGCCGTCCAGCATTGACGATCAACACGATTCTGCCAACGGTGAACACGGTGTTGGGCGAGCAGTCCACACGCCGCGCAGATGTGCAGTTCAAACCCCGCCGTTCCGGTGTGGCAGAGGTCGCACAGACCCTAACCAAGCTGTACATGCAGATTGCTGACAACAACAAGCTCGACTGGGTTGAGCAGCAGGTGTTTAGCGACGGCCTGATCCTCGATGGACGGGGGTATTTCGACGTTCGGATGGACTTCAGCGATCACGTTGAGGGTGAGATCCGCATCACCGCCAAAGATCCGCTCGACATTCTCATTGACCCAGACGCAAAAGATTCAGACCCAAAAAGCTGGAACGAGGTGTTTGAGACGAAGTGGATGACTCTCGATGAGATCGAGGAGCTGTACGGCAAGAAGAAGGCGGAAGAGCTGCGCTTCATTGCTGAAAACGGCGCAGGTTTTGGGCGTGACTCCATCGAGTATGAGGAGAATCGCTTCGGGGATACGGACTCAGTAGACGACTATTTTGGCGCGGGTGTGCCGGGCGATGATGAGTATCGCAACGTGCGTGCGCTGCGGGTCATCGAGCGTCAGCACAAGCGCATGACCCGGGTGGATTGCTACGTTGATCCGAACACGGGTGACGCACGCGACGTACCAGAAAACTGGTCTGACACTAAGGCTAAGAAGTTTGCCAAGCAGTACGGGCTGGACATCATTAGCAAAGTGAAACGGCGAGTGAGGTGGACCGTAACTTGCGATCACGTCGTGCTGCATGACGATTGGAGTCCTTACAACGACCTGACGATTGTGCCGTTCTTCGCATACTTCCGCCGTGGCCGACCCTTTGGCATGGTGCGAAACTTGCTGTCACCGCAGGAGCAGTTAAACAAAATCGCCAGCCAAGAGCTGCATATCGTTAATACCACAGCTAATAGTGGCTGGATGGTAGAGAGCGGGTCGTTGGTCGGTATGACAGCCGATGACTTGGAGGAGCATGGCGCTGAGACAGGACTGGTTGTCGAGTACAACCGGGGTTCCTCGCCGCCCACCAAAATCCAGCCTAACCAGATCCCCACCGGTCTTGATCGCATCAGCCAGAAAGCTGCGCTGAACATAAAGACCATCTCGGGCATCAACGACAGCATGCTCGGTTCTGACAGCGCCGAAGTATCAGGGGTCGCAATTCAAGCCAAGCAGAACCGTGGCGTGGTCATGATCCAGGTGCCACTCGACAATCTGCGTAAGTCGCGGCAGTACCTAGCCGAGAAGGTGCTTGATCTTATTCAGGCGTTCTATACCGAGCAGCGCATCATCATGGTTACAGATGAGAGCGATCCGTTGCAGCCCCGCATGCCGATGATGATTAACGAGGTGACACCCGAAGGGCAGATCCTGAACGACCTGACGCTGGGTGAGTACGACGTGGTAATTGCTACAGCACCTGCCCGTGACTCGTTCGATGAGGTGCAGTTCGCTGAAGCGCTTAATCTCCGGCAGGTCGGTGTTGCCATCCCAGATGACGCCATCATCGAGTACAGCCACCTTGCCAAGAAGGGCGAGCTGGCCAAGCGCATCCGTCAGATCACGGGTCAGGAACCGCCAACGCCAGAGCAGGCAGAAGCTATGGCCATGCAGCAGCAGATGGCAATCGCCAAGTTGCAGCTTGAGATTGCTCAGCTTGAAGCAGACGTAAGGAAGACCCAGACCGAAGCGGCGCTCAACGTCGCCAAGGTTCAGGACATGGCAGAAGTTGATCCGCAGGTTCGCATCGCTGAGATGCAGAGCAAGATGCAGATGAAGGAGCAGGAGCTCATGTTGCGTCGTGAGCTGGCCGACCTTACTAACCAGACCCGCCGAGATCAGTCAGAAACAAATGCTGCAACACGCATCGCGGCGACTGCCATGCAGACCTCTGCCAAGAAACAGGCAGCAAGGCCAAAGCAGGTAGACGTACCAAATTTTCGTAACCCACAATAGGAGATTGCCACATGGCAAAGGAAGAAACCCCAAACAATCAGTTCGACAAAGTGTTTGACGTAATGCCCGGCGCTGACAAGAGCACCGAGCAGGAAGAGGCACTTGATTTGAACTTTGGGCTTGGCGAGGAGCCGGTTGCCGAAGCCGAGGAAGAGGTGCAAGAGGAGGTTGTTGCTGAAGCCGAGGAAGAAGCCGAAGAAGTAGAGGCAGAAACGGAGGAAGAGGCTGTTGAAGGGGGGCCAGTAGCCGAAGAAACCGAGGAGGTAGTTGCCAAAGAAGCAGAGCCGGAGCCCGCCCCAGAGTCCGACGTTACTAAAGATAAGCCGATGGTGCCGAAATCGCGTCTAGATGAGGTGCTTGCGAAGCAAAAGGCCCTGCAGAAGCAGGTAGAAGACATGAAAAAAGCGCAGGAACCCCCTGCGGACGCACCTGACGCTTACGATTTTGATGCCAAAGAGCGCGAGTACATGAATTTAGTGCTCGACGGCAAGGAAGCAGAGGCGGTACGACTGCGTCAAGAGATCCGAACTGCGGAAAAAACGCAGCTTGAGTTCGACATGAGCCAAAAGATGCAGCAGACCGTGTCACAAAATGCACAAGCTACTGCGTTACAAGCCGCTGCAAACGAGTTGGAGGTGAATTTTCCGGTCTTTGATCAGAATTCTGCCGAATACAACGCGGAT